GTGCCGTCGTGGCGATCGCGACCGCAAACGTCGTGTGCAGGTACTGCCCGCCTGTGGTTGGGATGAACGTTCCCCAGCCATTGTTCAAGCCCGAGACAGCCCCCGTGGCGAACGTGTAGGTGACCGCCGCCGATGGCTTGGCTGGCGAGGTCGAGCTGCCGGTGCGTTGGTATAGCGTGATCGTGGCCGAGTTGAACCCCGGGGTGCCGGCGCCGCCGTCGTAGGCCAGGACAACAGCCCCCGACCATTCGGCGGTCCCGATCGTGTCGGTCGAGCCGGCGGCGCTCGCGCTAGCCGATGTGACGTACAGCGGATTCCCGTCAGATGCCGGGATCGTCTTCTGCCAGCCGTTCAGCAGCGTGGCGGTCGTGATCGTACCGGTGGTGAAGTCATAATCCACTGCGCCTGGTGTGCCTGTCGGCGCCGACGCCTTCCGCTGATAGGCAAACACGCGCGCATTGCTGTAGCCGGCCGGACCTGTGCCCGACGCTGCAGGGGCGTAACCTATGCTGGCAACGTCAGCCTGCGACCAGTCGAAGCTCGACGAAACGTCGCTGATGTCCGACACGGCGACGGTTGCAGCCCACAGCGACACGTTGCCGCCAGCAGGCGCCGTTGGAATCGTCAGGCTCCAACCAGACGGCGCCGCGCCAAACGCGCCAGTCGACCAGGCGTAGGTCGCTGTACCCGCGGGTGTCGCGGGCTTGCTCGCAGCCCACCTGTAGACGGTCGGTGTCGCCGTGAAGACCTCAACCTGATACACCGTCGCGATCCAGTTCGATCGGACATTCATCGACGGATTTACGGTGCGGGCGCGGACGATGTAGAAATAGCCCGGCGTGATCGGCGAGAGGTATGCCCGCTCCTCTTCACCCGAAACGGTCGTGCGCTCCCAGGTAGACGACTGGACGGCGCGCCACTCGACCTCGATCTCGGCACCGGCCACCAACGAAGCCGCCGGCCACGCGGCCAGGATTCGGGGCACGGTTGACCCATCTGCCTGACGAAGCAGAGCCGACTCACCCGAACTGCAGGACAGAGACGCGAGCGGCGCGATTACCCACGGATTCGGCAAGTCGCTATTGGGCGTGCTGTCGACCACTACCGCATCGGCATAGTCCCAAATATCGGCGGCGTCTTCCTTCAGAGTCAGCTGCACCGCGGTGTTGGGGGCATAGGACTTGTCCGTGATCCGGAAGACTTTCGCGCTTTGCCCGAACATCGAACTCGTGAACGTCACCCTTTGTCCCACCTTCAGCGGCCACGCCTTTAGGCTAAATTCGGCTTTGATGGTGTACCCGTTCCGCTGGTCTTCGGTGAATATCCGCGCGAGGTTGGTCACCCGCTGTAGGCTGTCGGTGAATGGGAAGTCCAGATTCGTGTACAGGTCGCGGCCATCGGACTCACGGTAGGTCGAGTTCTGATATGGCGCGAAGTCCGTCTGCACGTACTTGTTCTCCGGCCCGATGTACTGGCCTTTGACGCCGTTGTAGACGCTGGCGTCTGATACGCCTGGGGAGATCGACAGGCTGCCGACGATGTCCTCTTGACCCAACGCCATCACCGGCGCGATGTACTTGCCGGCGTAGACGTCCCAAGTGGTCGCGACCAGGCCGCCAGCCATCGCCTGCGTCATCGCTTCCAGCACGGTTGCCTGCGTCTGGTCCGACGTCACGGTGCCGTTGAGTGTGTAGCGCGCGCCACCGGTTGGCGAAGCCTCGTCGCACACGTTCGCCGCGGTGATGAATTGCGCAGCCGGCAAATCGGACATCGGCACAGCGCACAGGGGCGAGGTCAGGTAGTCCATGACCGCCAGCGCGGGGTTCGCCGACCAGCGCGTACCGCCGTCGCGTGGGTCATAGAGCTTCTTCCCGCGTATGACGGCGTGGATCGGCACCAGTCCGCCCTGGAACTCGGCGTGATTGAGATCGAGAGTAATCACGGTGTAGCACATGCCGCGAAGCACTGCGGTAACAGGCCACTTTTCGCCCATGGTGCCATGAAGGAACCCGTCGACCGGATCGTCCGCATTGCCCAAGTGCTTCTGCACGCGGACGACCGGGTTTGGCAATGGCTCGACTTCGACGCTGCCCTCGTTCGAGAAATTCCGCGGGGCGTAGTACTGATAGGTGACGGTGACCGGTCCGGTGAAACCGACCGTGACGCTGCGCCCGTTGACTTGGGTAACAGGGACTTCCAGCATCGCCGCGCCAGTGCCTGAAAACGCCCGCACGGTGTCAGCGCGCGGGGAAGACGTAAGCGAAAAGGTCGGGCCAGTTCGCTTTTCCTCGGCCACCTCGGTACTGCGGTCGACGGCGAAGCGGCCGGCAGTCGGATCGCCATCCGTATCGATCCCCTCGACTAGCGCGTTATTGACCCATACTTCTTCGATGGCGTCGCACTCGTGCGCGGCGTGCACGCACACCAAGTGCTTATACTGGTCCTTGTCGCCGGAGGTGAACATCGCCACGATGTCCGCACCGACCTTGGCCCGGCCATAGATGTAGCGGTGCGGCGCTTCGGTCGCGATGCGCGTGACCATACGGTCCTTCATCGCATCCTTCATGGCATTCTGCGCCGCGCGTTCGGCCTTGCGCGCCTGGGCCGCGCCGTAGATGGCGGTGCCGGCGCTGAGGATCACCGTGGCTACGGTCAAGTAGGCGGCAGTCAATGACATGCCGGCCCACGCCGCGAATGCTGCAATTGCTGGAGGCATCAGGAATCCTTTGGTGTTTAGTGGCTCCACGCGTACTGCGCTTCAAGCCTGTCTTTGAATACGAGTCCGTCTTCGCCGACCGACACCACGTGCGGGCCGCTGAACAGGTAGGCCGTGCCACGGATGATTGCTAGGTCGCCGTCGACAGCGAAGTTCGGTTCGATCGGTTCGAGCTCGGCATCGAACAGGGCATCGAGGCCGCCGGCGTCCGACACCTTGCGCGCGGCTTCAAGCGCGGTCGACCAGGGCTTGTACGGGCTGAGGTAGTCCCGGCCGGTCGCGTGCTCGAGCCAGCCAACGGCGAACAACACGCAGTCGTGCTCGCCCCACCGGAACGGGCGCCCAAGGTGAGAGGTGATGTAATCGGCAAACTTCATCATTTCCCCTGGAATTTCGTCGACAGCCACACGGCCGGGTTGCTGACGAGGTCGTTCAGGTAGTCGAACCCGGTGTCAGTCGGGTACTTCTTCTTGTGCTGCGCAGCGTTCAGCCGGAATGGTGGCCGGCGCTTTAGGCCATAGGCGCTCGTCTCGCAGCGGAGCGTGATCGAACCGGATTCACCGTTGACGCCGACATTGAGCGTGTCCATCACGCCCGACCAGCACCGCTCGGGCGTGCCGACCATTTGGAATGACTCATCCAGCGGGCACATGTACATCGTCGCCTTACGCCCGCGGTATTCCTCGACCGGGCCGACAGCAAGGGCCAGCCACGAGGGCTGCGCCGAGTTGATCGTGAAGTTCAGCGGCTTCGACTCCAGGCCGTCCGACTCTTCGACAGCGCCGATCGAGCCGAGCGTGCCTACGCCGCTCCACTGGAAGCCGCCCCAGGTGATTGGGATGTTCGCCGTGGACAGGCGCGATGTCGCGGTCGCGAAGTCGAATTGCACGAAGTAGACGACGCGCGTGACCGGCTTGGCCAGCTCCGCGTTTTGCGCTGCAGTTGTCATCGGATCCTGATCTGAAAAAGAAAAGGCCCCTGCGTGAGGGGCCTTGGGTTAGCTGGATGAGAGGTCAGGCGCGCCAGTCCTCGATGAAGCTGATGCTCATCGGCTTCACGGTGCCGGGCTCGTAATCCCACCCGGCCTTCGACTCGGTGCGCCGGAACAGTGCTTTGGGCTTGTCCCACGTGACCGACGCGCCGGCCGAGAGTGCGTTGCGGAGCGCCGGCTCGAAGCTGACCGTGATCACGCCCGAAGCGTTTGACGTCGCGTCAGCGGTGAGCATCACGACCTGCTGCGTCAGGCCCGAGCCGACGCCGAGGAAGTCGCCAGCGAGGAGCGTCCTGCTTGCCTGGCCGGACGCGGTGATCGTCATCGACGTCGCACCCTGGACTGTTGCGCCGGCCGTCATAGTGCCGCGCATCGTGCCTTTCGGAGCCGGTCGGCCGAAGTTCCAGAGCGCCACCTGATTCGTGCGACCGCGCAGCTGCATCATGAGGGCCTGCCACTGCTCAGGCCGCTTCAGGCTCGACGTGATCGTGGTCGACCACAGCGGCGCGCTCCCCTCAACAGCCTGGGCGCCGAACATCGAGCGGAACTCGACGTCCATGCGCATCTGCTCCCAAGTCTGCCGGGCTACGGAGAATCCGGCTGGTATGGTGATGATCGCCATTAGATCCTTCCTGCGCGCTGGAGGCGGTCGACCAGGTCAGCGTTCGCTTGCTGAGCAATCACCTGCATGTCCTTCCTGACCTGCTGCTGGTCGCTGCGTGAGTCGATGTTGAAGTTGGGGGAGTAGTGGATCACTGGCCCGCCACCGCCAGCACCACCGCGCGCAGCCAGGCCGCGGATCACTTCGGCCTGCGCCTTCGGCAGAATCATTTCTTTCTCATGGGCCTGCACAAGAGGGTTCACGCCCGCTGGGATGTCATAGCCACCTTCAGCCGACGCATCGGCGATGGCTAAGCCGGCAGTCATGGCAGCGCTCGAATATCCGAGCGCCTTGATTGTCCCAGCCAGCCCCAAGCCCGCAACCGGGCCAAGGCCGATCGGCGGTGGCGCCAGGGCCGCCGCTGCTGCGACGTTCGTGTTCAAGATGATCTGCGCGACGGCCATGGCCTTCGTCGCCAGAAACGCGGCCTTGCCCAGCGCGGTCTGGTCCATTCCTGCCTGCTTGAGGACGTCGTACAGTTGGCCCGACGCACCGGCCATCATCGACACGATCGACTGTTGACCGGCCGCCTTCATCTCGAACATGGCCCGCTCGTGGCGTTCATTTTCGCGCTCGATTGCTTGGTTTGCCGCGATGGTGTCGGTAAGTTCCTGGTCGCGGTATGCCTGCAATACGGCGAGCTGGTTGGCATGCTCATCGCCCTCTCGCTCAATGGGGCTCTTCAGGGAGTCGATTGCGCCTAGCCCAGCGCCGCGAATTCCCTCGCCCGCTGCTGCTTTCGCTTTCGCGTCGGCGTCGGCCTTAAACCTCGCAATCGATTCGTCGGAGATCCTGCCTTGCTCCTTCGCGCGTCGGATAGCTTCCTCAACTTCGAGTTGAGCGCGCAGGGCAGCAGTCTGCCGGATGATCTCGACGGTCGTCGCATTGTGCAGGTCGTTTGCAAGCTTTTGCTGCGCCAGGGCGTCATCCTGCTGGCGTGCCCAGTCCTGCATTTGCTTGTTCAGGTCAGCTTGCGCTGCGCCCTGGCTCAGCAAAGCGAGCGAGGTCTGGTTGACCGCATCGACCCGCGCTTTCTCCTTCTGCGTCACCTTCTCAGAAATCTGGCTGCCAATCTGAGCTTTGGCGGCAGCATCGGAGGTAGCGTCCCGCGCCTTCGTCAACGCTGCAATCTCAGCGTCGTAGTGCTTGGCGGCCGCTGCTGCTGCCGAGGCGATTGCGTCGAGCTTGAACTGTTCGTACGTCTGAACGTCGATCAGATCCTGCGCGCGCAGATCAGCCATGTACGAGTTTTGGAATGAGGCGATATCACGCGACTGCGAGTAAGCCGATTCCATCGCCTTGATCTGGCCTGCCAGCAGGGCACTTGCTACCTTGTCGGATGCCGCGCTTGGCAGGCCCGGCGCCGCTGGCTTATCTTTGGTTGGCTTATCACCGTCCGCTGTCACAGCTGCCGGCGTCCGATCAAGCACCTTCTTAATGAACTCGTCGTGCTCGGCGCGCGCTTTCTCAGCGTCCGCCTTCATAGCGTCACTGATGGCCGTGAAGCCTTTCATGTCGCCGTGCGCAAGGGCGACCAGTTGCGCCGCGATGCCTCCGATTTCGGTACCGACCGCCTTGAAGGTGAAGGCCACCTCGGAGCCCACGATGACGAACGTTTCGAGAACGGTCCGCGCGATCTCGCCAGCCAGGGAAAACTTGTTAGACCCCTCTGCGGCACCGAGCAATTCGTCAGCGACAAGCTGAAGAACTGGCATCATGGCCGAGGTCATCGAGTTGACAAATCCCTTTTGCTGGACAGCCAACTTTCCGAGCGTGTCGTTGAAGTTGTCCGACGCGTCCGAGAGCGCAGTAGTTGCGCCACCGTACTGTTCCGCATATGCGACGTTCTCGCGCATCGCTGCGCCGCCGTCGTTCAGCAACGGGATCATGTCCGCGCCGGCCTTCCCGAACAGCCTGAGAGCGAGCGCGCTCTTTTCGGGGCCATCAGCGAACCCCTCGAACTTGTCGGCGATTTCGGCGGTGACGACGTCGGCTTTTTTCAGGTTGCCTTCTGCATCGCGCACGCTGATGCCTAGAACTTTAAAGGCCTCGCCGGCCTCCTTGTTGCCGCTGCCCGCTTCGGCGATCGTCTTATTGAGCTTGCCGGCGGCGGCCACCATTGACTCAAGCGAGCCGCCAGCCTGGCCAGCAGCGAAGCCGAGACCGTTCAAGGTTTCGACGGCGATGCCGGTCTTCTGCGACATGTCGCGCAGGTTGTCGGCCGCGTCAATTGCACCCTTAACCAAGACGGCGAACGCACCAATGGTGGCACCCGCTCCGAGTGCGATAACGCCGCCCCTCACAGTCTCGAGCACACCACTCATACGGCGCGCTGCAGCCTCAGTCGTCTGCGCTGCGCGGCCCATGTCCGAGGTGAATTGAGCGATATTCGCTTCAAGGTTGACGACCAGTTGCCCGAGGTTTGCCATGCAAATTCCCAAATAAAACCCGCCACTTGGGCGGGTCGATTGCTGCGTTACTTCGGAGGAAGTCCGAACATCTTTGCGCGGATGAGGTTCGACTGAGCTACCGGGTCATCGATCAGCTCCGGTTCTGGATCTACAGCCCGACCGGTATCGCGCCAATGGATGAAATCTTCGGCTCGGTACGGCTCAGGCCGAACTTTGCTGTCGCGGTTTAGATTGGCATGCAAGGCGGTTGCTACACCGTGCCGCTGGTCAGCCACAAGGTCGCCGAACGGCTCAAGCTGGAAATACCCTTGCCAGCTCGTGAACTCAGCCGACGAAATCTGGCGTTGCGCCTGCCAGACGGACATGCCCAGCTCTTTAGCCAGGCGAAACCAGAATCTTAGCTCTGGCCGCTCGCGGAGTTTTTTGCCGCATCTGCAACTGCATTGCCGCCGAGGCCATTAATCCGCATGGCTACGGTGGCGGGGCGGTCGAGCGACGCCGCGCTTTTCGCCTGCAGGGCTTCAATTTCCGCGATATCGAACAGACGAATGCCGGCGTCGTCGATTAGGGTTGCCGCCAGCAGTGCTGCTGAGAACTTGCCGACTGGGACGCTGCCTTCATCCGTTGCGATTGCTGCACGGAATTCGTCGCGCTCGGCGCCGGTCATGACGCGCACGCGCACAGTGCCGCCCCATGCCGGGACTTCAACGTCCTCATGCGCCAGGTCAGGCGCGCCCAAGATCGCTTCTTTGTTCAAGAGGTTCATTTTCTTCCTTGTTGTTGAGAGACCGCGCCCCGCAGGGCGCCTTCTGCATTACGACCAGCTGACCGGGCCCGAGATTTTCGTGTCGACCTTGCCGGTCAACACCTTGTTGACACCACCCGATGCCGGCATGGTCTTCACCAGTGCGGACCAGGTGGCGACCGAGGTGTCCGGCAGGGTGAGGCGGAAGCCGGTGATCGCGCCGCTGACCAGCACAGCGCGCATTGCGGTTTGGCCGGCATCGGTCTTCAGGCGCTTGATCTCGAAGCCAAACTTGCCCTCATCGCGGATGCCCGAGACGAATTCCTTGGCGGACGAGTCCAGGTCGGTCGTGTCGAGCTCGTCGGCCGAACCGTCGAAGCCGTCGAACGACAGCACGCCGTTGATCTTGGTGTAGGTCTGCGGGGTGGCCGAGCCGCCCGAGGTGTACGCCATGCTGGTCGAGTCGAGGTCGTCGAGGGCGTAGGTGTTGGCGGTGACGTTCGACACCACGCGCACGGTGCCGTTGATTGACGCGGCAATCGAGCCAGTCACGCCGGTGATGGTCACCACGGTGCCGTTCGTGAAGCCGTGGGCTGCACTGGTCACGATGGTCGGGTTGCCGACTTGAATCGCGGTGATGGTCTTCGCCGAACCGGTGCCGGTGGCGATTTCGAGTTTGCTACCTTGCGCGGAAATTCCGGACATGTCTGTTCCTTTGAACGAAAAAAGCCCGCACATGGCGGGCGGGCTGGGAGGGTGATGCGGGTTACTGGTGAATGGCCAGGATGTCGAGCGTGGTGCGGTGCAGCTTTACCTCGTCCTCGTAGCCGTCATGCTCGAGCACGATCGTGTTCGCAACGTGCCAGGCCTTGAGCGCGGCCTTGAGTGAGTTCACCTTTGCGTCGACGTCGCCGGCGGTGCCGTAGATATCGATCTGGATGCGCGTCTCGGTCTCGTTGTCCGTGCCGCCGTTCTGGTCGAGCGTGACGCCTTCGACGCCGGACAC